CAGTTATCGACGGCTTTAAAACCGTTGATAGCGAGCTCCCGTTCGACTGCGTCTGCGATAATCGAAGCCCAAAAGAGGGCCCTTATTATCGTGGACAACTTGCAGCATACGGATCGGTTGGTTTTCCGGATTGTAGAGCATTTAGATGCTTTACAGACTGTGATTCCATCCGAACCTTTGGACGTAACTCTCGGTTATGCAAACGAATCCTTAACGGAATCGTCTTCACAAACCGGGAAGTCCAGAGCCGAACACCTGCAAGACACCATCAAAGGCCAATCGGCGTTGTTAGTTTCTATGAGCAAATCCCAAAAGGATTTGATCGTATTAGTAACAACGCTGATGTCATTATTGCAAAAACACTCCTAAACAGAGTGCTTTGCAATTTTGATCCTTTGAGAATAGTTCCTCGTCACGGACCTGGAGCGGTAGCTACTGGTGAAAAACCTCATGAGAAGATGCTCTTTAAGCGACTTTATAAGTCGATTCAAGAAGTATATCCTTATGATGCGTATTTTTACGCAAGTAGCAACCACCTAGTAGACGAGATTGACTCACTCTTCTCTTTAGAAGAGCATACTGAAGGACAGGCAAAAGTTTGCCTCGTCCCTAAGGACAGCCGAGGTCCGAGACTTATCTCGTGTGAACCACTGGAAATCCAGTGGATTCAGCAAGGTTTGTCTCGGGCCCTAGTGAGTCACATTGAGTCACACTCCCTTACACGGGGAAATGTGAACTTTACGGATCAGACGATTAACCGTCTCCTTGCATTTAATGCAAGTAAAGACGGTAGACTTGCGACCCTTGACCTTAAAGAGGCCTCGGATCGTGTGTCGTATCGGCTGGTTCGTGAACTATTCCCAGAGCACGTTTTTCGTGCTCTGGCGGCAACTCGATCATCATCCACGCTACTCCCTAAAGGAGAAGTTGTGACGCTTAGAAAGTTTGCGCCAATGGGAAGCAGTTTATGCTTTCCCGTTATGGCGTTAACGATCTGGGCGATCGCAACAGCTCGGTTGATGAGGATGAACAGTGTTTCTAACCCTTATAAGGTAAAAAACGCTGTTTACGTGTACGGAGACGACGTAATAGTGGAAACAGCGAAAGCTGCTGACATTATTAACGCTTTGGAATCTGTTAACTTACTAGTTAACAAAACCAAATCGTTCACCACAGGATTCTTTAGAGAATCATGCGGCCTCGACGCTTATAAAGGCGTTGAGGTTCAACCTGTCCGTGTTAAGACAGTTTGGACGTCCCTCCGATCAGCCAGCACCTATGCTTCCTGGATGAGTTATAGTAACTCATTTTGGTTGCGAGGTTTCAGATCAACAGCAGTCTACATAGCTAATGAACTACAGAAAGTATATGGACGGATTCCCTCTGTGAGGGATTTCCCACATTTACCTTCCGAATACATTGCTAAATGGACTATGCATTATGCACAATCATTGACTTCTAGTTTTTTAACTAGAGATCAACGAGTGAGTGAGGGAGGGTTTTCCTTCCCA